ATTATATAGATTTTACAATTGAACAGCATCATAGAATACTAGAACAATCCGATGATGTAGTTTTACTTCATAAAGCTCAAGGAGCTATTGAAATTCTAAGAAAAATAAAAACATTAGATAAATTTACTCAAGGGGATAAGTAATGTACGGACAACAAATGACTATGTTTCAAGAAGGTGGTGTTTCTCTTCAAGATGAAGGTGGTGAGGTTGAAGAAACATCTGGTAACAAAGTACCTTTAGGTGGTGTAAAAGAAGGTGTGGCCGATGATCAACCTGCTCAGTTAAGTTCGGGAGAAATGGTTCTTTCTGAAGATGTTGTTCGTTATCATGGTGTTGAAAAAATTATGGCTTTAAGAGATGAAGCTAAAATAGGCTATAAAAAAATGGAAGCAATGGGACAGTTAGGTAACTCAGATGAGGCTACTATTCCAACTGAAGCTATATTTAATCCGGGGGGTATGCCATTTTCTGTAGTTGATCTTGAATATATCGAAATGGATGAGAATGACAATGAAGCTGAAGTTATGGCTATGGCAGATAAAGAAGACGAGCCAATTGAAGCGCAAACAGGTACACTTGTGCCTGTACAACAACCTGCTGCTTCATTTAGTCGTATTAATCCAACAACAGGTTTGCCAGAAATTACTACTGCTCCTGCAGCTTCTGTACCACAAGTGTTACAGCCGGGAACTACCGCACCTATTACAACGGGTTCAGCGTTAACACCAACTACATTGTCAACACTTACACCTACAAGCACACCTATTAGTGCACCCGATAGACCTGCAACACAACAACCTGCTCCACTTGCACAGTTACCTTCAGCACAACAATTTTTAGGTGGTGTATCAAGTACTAACTTTTTTATTAATGAAATAGGGCAGGTTATACAAATTCCTGTAATTAATGGTAAACAACTTTTTGAGGAGCCAGAAGGCTTTCAGCCACACGATCCAACAAATCCAGTACCGTTTGATCCAGATTTAGAAGAAGATACAGTTACTACTCCAGATGAACAGCCACAGCGTAGGCGTACAGTTACGGATCGTGAGGAAGGTGGTCAGCCAGATACTGTCGGTGATATTCCAGATACGTCATTTGCTGATAGTTTAGATGCGGCAGCAAAAGGTATAAATAATGCTCTTGGCCTACCTGCAACTAATCCAGCAGAAATAGAGGCAAGAAATGCTGCAATTCAACATGCTGTTGCTATGGAAGCTTTAGGATTAAATATGACTGCTACTGAATTAGCTACAGCATTAGAACAAAGAAATATTGGAGCACTTGGTTTTGGTACTATTGGGCAGATTGCTGCTGCATTAGGATTTGATATGAATACTATAAGTAAAGAAGACCTTGATACAGTAAAACAGAGAGCAATAGAAGCACATAGAGAAGCACGTGCTGGCGCAAAAGATGATGAAACAGAAGCAGAAGCATTTGGCAGGTCAATGGCTGCAAAAGGAGCCACCGATATTGAAGCACAATATGCAGGTTATGATGATACTGAAGCTGGTCAGGCAGCCGCCGCCGATGCTGCTGCTGCTGCTGGTGACTTTGATAGTGGTTTAGGTTTTGGTGGTGACTTTGATGCACCCGACGCTAGCCCCGATGCTGATCCCCCCGGTACTGGTTATATTGCAAAAGGCGGCTTAGTATCAAAACCTAAATCAAAGAAAAAGGCAAAGAAAAAGAAAAACAACAATCGCAAGGGGTTAGCGAGTAAGAATAAATACTAATAACCCCAGTACTGGCTACTCATCCCCCGTGTATCGCACGGCTACGGTGGCCCCAGAAGGAGTATATATTATGCCTGAACTAGTAGAAGTAGAACAACCTACAAGAAAAACTTTTGTTTCTCGACCAAACTCAAATGCAGACAAAATTGAAAAAGAAGAAGAGGAGCTAGATAAATTACTTAAGGAACAGGAAAGTACTGAAGAAGATAGCGGACATGTGATTGAAGACGACGATTCTCCAGCAACACCAGAAGAAAAAACATTTAAGAAACGCTATGGTGATTTACGTAGGCATTCACAGAAGCAACGTGAGGACTATGAAAATAAACTAGCTGCTTTAAAAACACAACTAACAGCAGCTACTAACCAACAGATACAGTTACCTAAGTCAGAAGATGAACTGTCAGAGTGGGCAGAAAAGTATCCAGATGTTGCAGCTATTGTTGAAACTATTGCGCTAAAGAAGGCAAAAGAGCAGTCTCAAGATTTAGAAGAAAAGGTGCAAAAAATAAATGAATTGCAGGAAAGTGCAAACAGAGACAAAGCAGAAGCGCAGCTTATGCAACTACATCCAGACTTTGAAGAAATTCGTGGGTCAGACGATTTTCATCAATGGGCTGAAGAGCAGCCTAGTTGGGTACAGAACTCTCTGTATGAAAATGACACCGACGCTTACTCTGCTGCCCGTGCTATTGACCTGTACAAAGCAGATCGTAATCTAACGGGTAAGGCTAAAAGTAAGTCTCAAGATAATTCGGAAGCGGCTAAATCAGTAAACACACGTGCTTCCCGTAGTAAGCCGCAAGCAGAAAATACATCAGGGCAGATTAGAGAATCTGATGTAGATCAAATGTCTTCTCAGGAATATGAAAACAATGAGAAGGAAATTATGGAAGCAATAAAAACTGGTAAATTTATTTACGATGTATCGGGTTCAGCGCGTTAATAGCTTGACTTTTGTGGATAAATTTATATAACTATATAAACGACATGACCCCCATGTTTGGGCAACTCATACACTAATAAGCAACTACAGTATTCTTAACGATTTACCTAATTAAGTATAGGCCCATAGTATATATTTATTGCAATACTTATACGCTATGCACCCTAAAAAAATTAGCCGCGATGAGAAGACAGTAAGTTAGCGTCTGTTTTACGTGAAAGGATAATACAATGGCTTTTCAACGTGCAGCAGGGTATAATAGTTTACCTAACGGTAATTTTAGCCCTGTAATTTATTCCAAACAGACTCAGCTTGCTTTTCGCAAGAGTTCTGTTGTGGAAGATATCACCAATAATGATTACTTTGGTGAGATCGCAAATTTCGGTGATACAGTTCGTATCATCAAAGAGCCTGAGATCACGGTTAAAGAGTATGCTCGTGGTGCTCAGATTTCTCCTCAAGACCTTGACGACGAAGATTTTAGTCTTGTCGTAGACAAGTCCAACTACTTTGCCTTTAAGGTTGACGATATTGAAGAGGCACATTCTCATGTGAATTTTCAGTCGATGGCATCTGATCGTGCTGGCTATCGCCTCAAGGATCAGTATGACATGGAAGTACTTGGCTACCTTTCGGGGTTTGCTCAAGCTTCTCTCAGTGCTGTTGCTAGTACCGCTAATACTACGGTATCTGGCACCAAAGCTGTTTCGACTGCTGGTTCAGACGAACTGTTGTCTTCGATGCAGCTAAAGAAGGGTGACTTCGGTAGCATTACTACTACGTCAGCAGGGACGCATTCTATTCCGCTTGCGCCTCGTCTGCCGGGTGCTAGTGCTCTCCCAACAGCGACTGCATCTCCCAATATGGTTATCGCGAGGATGTCTCGTCTTCTTGACACGCAGTTTGTGGACAAGGACGGGCGTTGGCTTGTTGTGTCACCTCACTTCATGGAAGTTCTGATGGATGAAGATTCACGTCTTCTAAATCAAGACTTTGGTGAGTCGGGTGCTATTCGCAACGGCTTGGCTCTTAATAACCTATATGGCTTCAGGGTTTATGTTTCTAACAACCTTCCGTCAGTTGGTACTGGTCCGGGTACTTCAGGTACTGCTAACCAGAACTCTAACTATGGCTTGATTGTTGGTGGACATTCGGCTGCTGTAGCAACGGCAAGTCAGATTACGAAGACTGAATCTTATCGTGATCCTGACAGTTTTGCTGATATTGTTCGTGGTATGCATCTTTATGGTCGCAAGATTTTGCGCCCAGAAGCGATTGCTACTGCGAAGTATAACGTAGCATAGGGGGGTAGGACAATGGCAACTTTTGACATGACGGCCAAAGCTACCACTGGCGTGAGTGCTAGCTCTAGTGCTATTAACCAAGCTAATCGGGCTGGACAGAACATGCGAATGATTGAAGCTGTTCTTGACATGGATGCTCTTACGGCTGATGGTTATAGTTGTACGGATGGTGACATCTTTCAGCTTCTA